TAGTTTTAACAAAGTTGACTTTCTATTTTATTTTAGAACCAATAGTGCCCTCGTAAATTTTACGCACTCAAGTGTAGTAGGGCCCGGCAGAGCCTTATTATGAATTGTTTGTATTGATTTAGTGGCGAACCACCAGTTTTTAAGCTTGTGCGCTATTTTAGTAAATTATATTTTAGACAATATGTGATCCAAGCATCGCCTAGTTGGGATTTTTATCCCGTAATAAGTAATTTCTAGGTTGACTCTTGGAGTGTAGTATTGCACTCAATAGAGTTATTTCAGTTCTTATTTTAGATAGGTTTAAGACAATCTTTTCGTTCATTAAAGATTTCGCCCCAACCTCTATGATAATTAAGTTTATGCGAAGCTCAGCGAGCACCCCCGTATATAAATCTGAAATCTGCGACATGGTCAATCCAACCATGCACTGTGAACCCAGTGTGAAGGATATCGTACAAGATTACGAAAATCAATTTGGATTTGAAAATCTTAATGCTGCTTCCACAGCATTGGCCACATTTAGTGGCATATCTGGCATTTCTATGCCAGATCATATGGTTAAGGAATTTGAAGGGTTAGCCCTGCTTGTAACAAACTTGTCTCAACAGACAACTGTTACTGGTATTGTGTCTGGTGTAATATTGCACCTGCGCGCATATATTTCCACCTCTATATCTAAAAGTGTTTATGATTATATAAACAATTTGTTTATGATAGATTCTGAAAGTTTTTCTGATCAATCAGACCTTGAAACCCCCGATTGGTTGTCATGTTTACGTGACATAAAAACCAATTGGAAGATGTGTAAAAGTAATCGCATCTTTACCCAGTTCTCTAAATTATTGGGTATGTGTGTTGTTATGGGTTTATGTAAGCACACTGATGTAGAGTTTTCCATTGGTAAATTTAAGTTGTTCACGCCTGACATTTATGATAAGCACGTGAATGCTTTTGAGTTGGTTGATGCCTTTTGTGAAACTGTAATGTATTTCACAGAGAGTATGTATTTGTGTTTTAAAAACAAGTCACTACAACCCTTTCTTATTAATGACCACGCTGCACTATCCCTAGATGAGGAGTGTGCACGTATTTTTTCCTGGTGGGATTTAGTTAAACATGGCAATTTGTCACGTTTTACTGATGTTTCCGATCAAGAATTTGAGCGTCGCCTTAATAAATTAACCAAGGATTTAACCAATCTTTCTCAAAGCTTGAGGGGTTTAGACAAGAAATTGGTTGTAGATAAATACACCAGGTGTTTAAATATGCAGAATGATTTCATTACCATGAAGATGGCTAGTGGTGTCAGGCATGCGCCCTTTACTTTTGCACTTTATGGCGAGAGTAGTCAAGGAAAAACCACATTAGGCGATCAATTAGTTGATGCGCTTTTAGCCAGTGCTTCTTTACCTTTAGATAAAAGTTATAGAGCAGCTTATAATCCTAGTGACAAGTACATGTCCAATTGGACTTCTGATAAATTAGTAATGATTTTTGATGATTGTTCCAATGAAAAATCTCAGTTTGCTGATAGACCACCCACTCGTGCTATATTAGATGTTTGTAATAATCAAATGTATTATGCCAACAAGGCTGAGTTAGACGCTAAAGGTAGAGTTTTTGTTGAGCCATGGATAGCCATGGCAACTACTAATGTCAAACACTTGGATGCTGGCTTGTATTCCAATTGTCCGTATTCTATACAACGTAGAATGCCTGTTTACACTATAGTTGTAAAAAATGCTTTCCAAAAATTTGTTGAAGGTGTCCCTTGTGGCATAGATTCAGCTAAGGTTCGTAATTATTACACTATAGATGGTGTTTACACACCACCTCAATTTGATGACATATGGTCTATAACTATAGAACATGCTGTCAAGCCACAGAACTTGACAACTGTAGCTTCTTATGCTCCAGTTATGTGGAGAGGTCGTGAACTTAAGCATATTGATATGCGAACGTGCATACAATATTCTATAGAGGCTTTTGCAGCTCACAGGGAGAATCAACATGCTATATTAGATGGTATGCGTGTTCGAACTCGGGCTATAGAGCGTTGTTCCACACCACATTGTTGTCATCTAAAGGGCTATTGTCCTGATCATGAAGATTTGCAATTTGGTTCTGAAACCTTAGGAGCCGTTAGAGGCTTACTAAGGAATGCAATACCAACTTTTTCCACTGCTGACACAATAGCCGCCCGCGTATTATATTATGCTGGCAAAAGATACATCAATAAATGGTGTTGGGTTAAATTTATCCCGGCACATTTTCTTGATAATCGCTTTGTGCAAGCCTTTTTCAAATTTATTTATTTTGACACTCTTAAGATTGATTACATTAAGCAAACTTGTTTATTGTGGCTTTATTATGTGCTCATGATTTTGTTGTCCCTTTATGTTGGGCATTATTATCATAGCCCAATTGCCGGATTTTGTTTGCTATTCTTGTCTACTTGTTTCGTGTTATTTTCGCAACGTAGGATGATCAAGATAGTTGAAACATCACTGATTAAACGCTTGCGTAAAGAAAATGGTTTAGTTCATATGATTGTTAGGCAATATAGGGATGATAATGTTAGCTACGTTTGTGGTATTTTTATAGGATTAGCTGGAGCTTATGCTCTTTGCAAGGCCTATAGAGCATACATGTCCTATAAAGCTAGTGTTACTCCTGTTGTACAGGGATCACTTGAACCAACGACAGAAGATGAAATCATTAAGAGAGATAATGAAAAGTCTCCATGGTGTGTCCCCATTGTTCGTCACCTTCCTATTAGTGCTGTTTCTAAGACAGTTAATGCAGATACTCTTTGCAGAACTGTTGCTAAGAATTTACTTTATGGGTCTGTTGATAAACCAGGTGGTGGCACAGGCGCTCTCAATATGCTCATGCTTAATAGCAACTTGGGTTTAGTTCCCCAACATTATTTCGATATATGTGGGGACGAACTGCGTTGTCAATTTAGGCGTAGTAATCCTGAAACATGTGGCGGTAATTTTTATGCCACGTTAAGTGTACACACATCAGTACACATTCCAGACACTGACTATAGAGTCTGTTATGTAACAACTGGTGGTTCCTATGCTAATATAATTAAGCATTTTGCCCTTTCTAACTCCCCTAGCGTTCCATTCATTATGCAATGGCGCAATAGAGATGGAGAGATAGTTGAGAGCAAGGGATTTAGTGAGACCCAAATTGTCACTACCACTCGTACGTACATGGGTGGTAGGTATAGCAATCTTACCATTAATACATTTAAAGGCTTATGTGGGGCTACTTTAGTATCCGATACATGTGGCTCTTTTATTATGGGCATGCATTTAGGTGGTATCTCTGATACACCTAGAGGCTGCTTTGGTGCTGTTTCTCAAACCCAATTATTTTTGGCAATTGAGACTGTCAAGTCCATAGAGGGTGTGTTAATTAGTGGTAGTGCGGGTGCATTTAAGGAAGAAGTTTATGGAATCCAAATGTTAACTAAAGCACCATTACATCCTAAAAGTCCAATAAATTATTTGCCCCTTGAAAGCCAATTTGAATATCTTGGCACATGCACAGGTAGATCCACATCAAAATCTGATGTTAAAGTGACACCAATTAGTGATCATATTATTGACGTATGTAATGTACCCAATATATATGGCCCACCCAAGATGAATCCTGAGTGGCACGGTTGGCAAACCTGTATGGCAAATATGTCCAATCCAGCTCGTGAATTTCCACATGATTTATTGTGTGTGGCTGTTACTGACTATAAAGAAACTCTTTTACCTGTGTTTAAGAGTGATTTGTGGTCTAAGGCTACACCACTTGATGATAAACAAAATATCAATGGAATTCGTGGGTGTAAGTTCGTGGATGCAATAAAGTTGAATACATCGATTGGTTATCCACTAAGTGGTCCTAAAAGGGATCACATAATTGGTGGTATCCAGGCACCTGAAGGTGACCGTGAATTCACTCCTGAAATAATGAGTGAAATAACCAGATGCGAAGATCTCTATGCGAATGGAGAACGTGCTTATACTGTAGCTAAAGCTTGCAAGAAAGATGAAATTCTTGCCAAACCAAAGTGTAGAATTTTCTTTGGTAATGCTATATCGCTTACATTCTTAATTAGGAAATATTATTTACCTTTATTGAGAGTTTTGCAGATGAATCCTTTGAAGTCTGAGTGTGCTGTTGGTATCAATAGCCACGGACCAGAATGGGATACATTCTATAAGCATGTTACACAGCACGGTATGGATAGACTTATTGGTGGTGATTATGGTAAATATGATCAAAAATTACCTAGTCAATTATTATTAGCAGCTATGCGTTGTCTCATTGATTTTGCACGTTTGTGTAAATATAGTGAGCGCGATATTGCCATTATGGAATCCTTGTCTGGTGATTTGGTTTACTCATTGATTAATTTCAATGGTGACCTTATCGCCTTGACGCAGGGGGCTCATATTAGTGGTAATTCACTTACTGTTATTATTAACGGTATTTGTGGTAGCTTAAATATGCGCTGTTATTATTATCATTTAGTTGGTATTAACCAATTTAATTTGGGTCGTCGATTTCAACAAGATGTTGCGTTGATGACTTATGGTGATGATAATATTGGCACTGCCAGTGATCGTGTTGATTTCTCTATTAAAGGTATGTCTGAATTCCTGGCTTCTTATGGTCAAGAATACACAATGCCTGATAAAACTAGCGAGTTACAGGACTTTTTACGTCCAGACCAATTTGAATTTCTCAAGCGTGTTAATGTATATCATCCTGAATTACAATGTAATATAGGAGCTTTGTTAGATAAGTCTATATTCAAAGCTTTGCATTGTTTTATTCGACCCAAAAATTGTGTAAACACTCCAAATATGGCTAGTGCTTTAAATATTGATGGGGCTCTTCGTGAATGGTTTAACCATGGTGAAGAGTTGTACGAATTTAGAAGATTGCAAATGATTGAAGTTGCACAAAGAGCTGGTATTACCCATATGTGTGCAGAACTAAACGTTACGTTTAGAGATAGAGTTAACACATGGTGTGATATTTATTTACAAAATCATGACAATGACCTGAGCAAGTCTTAAACTGCTCAAGGGTAGGGTAC